ATTAGGGAATTGAACAAGATTAGAGGGGATTTACAATGGACGATTTTAAGTCCAAAGTTTATTAAGAGTTTAGACTTTCCGAATACAAAACAAATTCCGATACAACTGCCGACTTATCCGAACCAAATGAGATTACATTTTAATAGCTCTTTATTATTACAAGCACTAGATTGGCTGAGTAATAGTTATGATATTGTCTTTAGTAATTTGCCAGAACATACACTCCAATTAAAAAACTTGTTTTATAACGAAACAAATGAAGAACCTGTATTTATAGGATATTCTCATTGGACCGAGTTCCCCGAAGTTACTAATTACAAAAAGACAGTTATGGACATAAATATATTAGGACTATTAGAGATGATACAATGCGGGATAAATACCGAAGCGCAAAAAAAACTCCTATTAAAAAATGCTTCTGTCCATTTTAACCAAGAGGTATGTAAATCATTAGATGAGATAGTTCGGGCAATTTACATCGGGGCTGAGGAACCCGTTTTTGAACCAATACCTGAATTATGCACGAAAGTTATAGTATTCAATCATAGAGCACATACTTACAAAAATTATCCTTGGTTTATAAAAATGATGGACAAGCTATATGAAACCCGAAAAGATTTTAAAGTTTGGGTTCCTTTGGCTGAGAGTTTAGAGAGAGAATATATGCTTATTGATAAATTAGACAGAACGAAATATCTTGGTTATTTAAAGAATTGTTATTTAGGAGTTTGCGCGAAACAAACTTATGCTGGGTGGGCAGTATCAGCAACAGACGGAATGAGTGTAGGAGTTCCTTATATTTTTGCAGATGAAGATTACTACCACGAACTAGCAGGGGATAAAGCGATGTATTATAAAACAGACGATGATTTTCTTAAGTTAGTTAATAGATTTTTAGACGAACCTGATTTACAAAATATGATGAGTATGGAATCAAAGAATAGATTTGAAGAATTAAAATGGTCGGTTAAGATAAAAGACTTTAATGATATGATTGAGTTAGCAATTTCTAAACTTCCTATTCTCAAACAGCCAACAGAAAGCTATAATAAGATTAAGCAGATTATTGATCGGACAAAGGGCATACCAAAGAAGAAGCTACTAAAAGAATTGAATTGGGGAATTAGAATTAAATGGTCGTGTTATAGAAATTTATTGAGAGAGAAAGGTTATAAGATTTCTAAAGATTATTATGCGCCTGTAGTTTAATAATAGAACACTTGGCTTCCAGCCGAGAGGTGGCGGTGCAATTCCGACCCGAGCGCTCCAAAAAAGGGAGAAATAGGGGAAAAATGGTAGTAAATAAAAGAAAAAGGGTTTATAAAAAAGGGGATTACGCAACATTTATTTTATGGTGTGCTATTCCTACTGTGGTTAAAACTATCTATAAAAAAAGAGGGAAAGAGGGGATAGCAGAATTAGGGTTTGAACCAAATGAGATTTTTATAAGTTTGGTTAAGATTTATACTAAACAGGAATTTTGTAAAGAATTTACTATTGGAAAAAATACCTTAAATCAATGGGAGAATAGACCAGAGTTTAAAGAAGATTTGAATAAGATAATTGAGAAAGTAAATGTTATTCAATTTAAAAAAGATGTTGATTTTCATTTTACTAGGGCAACAATAAAAAATTCAGACGCAGCGAGAGTGAAACTTTGGAAACAACTTAATGAAGGTTGGGTAGAAAAAAATGAACAAAAAAATACGGATACTTTAGCAGTTAATGTTGCTGGTATTTTAAAAGCCAAAGAGGAACTAAAATTAAAAGAGAAGTCAAATGCAACTAACGGAATGGGAGAAGAACCAATCCAGCCAGACAATAGCAATAGCGAGTGAGGATTTTGAATACTTTATTTTTAATGTTTTCAGTAAATCTTTTGATAATTTTATAGGTGGCGGATATATTAAAGAGTTAGCAGGTTATTACGGAGATAATATTTGGACTTCTCGAATGTCGGGACGTGACCATTTTAAATCTGCAGGTCTTTATGCTTATTTTATGTGGATTTTAATGAAACAAGCATTAAGTGGCGGAGAGTATCAATATTTTTCTTTTCAAGAAGCAATGAGTAAATATCATATTGGTAAGATTAAAGATTTGATACAACGAAATCCTTACTATGAAGCTTGTATAGATAGAAAACCGAGAGCCGAAGGAGTTATCGATTATTTTTGGGGATATGATGAAAATAGAAAACCCTTGCCTTCAATAACTTTGGAACCTCATGGATTATTAGCCTTTAAGAGAGGTATTCATTGCCCTGGTATTTTTATAGATGACCCTTTGCGCGATCCTGAAAATAAATTAAACCCGACCATTATAGAGAAGGTTAATAGAATTATTTTTACAGAGTTATTGGATATGGTTAACAAAGGCGGTTTTTGTCATATAGTCGGAACACCTCAAACTTGGCAGGATTTTTTCTTTAACGAGAAAATGAAACTTAAGTTTGCAGTTAGAATACAACCATCGATAATTTCAGACGCGGATAAAATAGCGATATGGCCAGAGTGGCATAATTGGGAAGAATTGAATCATCGCCGAGAAATGAGGGGTGTTAAGATTTTTAATCAAGAATATATGTGCCGACCTGTTTATGCTGAGAATAGTTATTTTGAAGAAAAGCAGATATTAGATTTGATAAATTCTGAATTAACCAACTTACAGATTAGAGAATATAAACAAGAGTTTCCCGAAGATAAGCCGATAATTGATGAGTTAAATGTAGTTGATGTTTATGCGGGTTTAGATATCGGTAAAAAAGCCCATCCTTCACATTTCGCAGTTTTTAAAAATACTGGTTCAATGGACGAACCGCATTTCGTAGAGATACATCAGAAATTTATGGACGGTTGGGATTACATAAAACAAAAAGAGTATTGTGATAGGGCAATAGAGTTTTTCAAAATCAATACTTTAAGATATGATAATACTAGAGGAGAATTTGAGAGTTTCGCAGAACAGGGATTACTTGGTCCCGAATATGAACCAGTAAACTTTAGTGAGAAAACTAAAAATGGAATGGCGGCGAATTTGCAAAAGTATGTAATTAATTCTAAAATTGAATTGATAGATGATAGTAGGCAATTTAACCAGATTGTAGCGGTGGATAACGATTTACAGACAATGGCTTCACCCGAAGGACACGGAGATAGTTTTTGGTCTATCTGCCTAGCAATCCCAGAGATTATCATGCAAGTAAGGGCTTGGGAAAATAAACCAGAAGGGTGGTAAGGAGGAAGTATGGCAAACTTTCCAGCAACTAATGAAGATAAACAAAGAATTGACAATTACAGAACCAATGAGGATATTTTTCTTGGTTTACATTCGACAGCTTTTGCAAAGTTCTCGGCTCTTATGGCAAAGGAACAAAAATCGTTGATCTATATTGTTTGTAATTTCGGAGCGCTTATCTCCAAAGTAAGCGCTGATTTATTATTTGGAGAACAAATTAAGTTTAAATGGCCGAAAGAAGTTAAAGATACAAAATGGTTCGATGAGTTAATAGAAAATAATAAACTTCATACAAGGAATTATGAGAGTGCTTTATCGAATTCCTATCACGGGGATAGTGTAATTAAAGTTAGACAAGCAGAAAATAAAAAGATAATTATAGAATATATTACACCCGAAATTGTTTTTGTTAATTTAGATTCTGATAATATAAACGAAACAAAATCGATAGAGATTGCTTGGATTAAACAACAGGGCGACACAAAATATGTTCGTAAAGAAATTCATTATAAAGGGAAAATAGTTAATGAGTTATGGCTATTGAATGGGGATATTTTATCTGAAAAAGTTGATTTAGGAATTTTTTATGACAATATGCCAGAGGAACAAAACACGGGAGTTGATGACTTTTTAGTTAAAATAATTCCTAATTGGAAAACATCGAATAGGTTTTGGGGAATTTCTGATTACAATGATTTACATTCTTTGTTTGATGAAGCAAATAACAGGATAACCCGATTAGCCGATATTCTTAATAGACATTCAAACCCTAAATTAGCAGTTCCGAGAGGAGTGATAGATAAAAAAGGGCAAGTAAGAACACAGAATTTTGATTTGTTCGAGGTAGTTGCAACGACTGGTGGTGTAGCAAAACCAGAATATATCACTTGGGACGCTTCACTCGAAGCGGCATTTAAAGAAATAGATAAGATTGTAGAATTTGTCTTTCTATTTTCTGAAACTTCTCCGTCAGTATTTGGTATGGATAAAGGTGGAACTGCTGAAAGTGGTAGAGCCTTAAAGTTTAGATTATTGAGAACTTTAGCGAAAATATCCCGAAAGAAAAACTATTATGATGAGGCTTTAAAATGGGCAATGGTAGTTGCTCAAAAATTAGCTAAGAAAACTCCAGTTATTCCAAAGATAGAATGGCAAGACGGAATACCTCAAGACACTTTTGAACAAGCACAGATCGAAGAAATTAGATTACGTTCTGGTAATACCTCAAGGGAAAGTTCTATCAGAAGATTAGATAGTGGAAGCAATGATGATATTAAAGAAGAAATGGAAAAAATAGGTTCGGAAACAAAAGAGGTTACTTCAAGCATAGGTAATAAGCCGCCAATGCTAGATATGTCAAAACTTATGGGTGGTGGTAAAGAGCCTAAAGAACCGATGATGAAAAAGGAGTAGGCGGTGATTAAGAAAATTGATCTAACCGTAGGCAATATAGACAACCTTGTTAATTTCTATAAAGAAGGATATTTAGAATTACTTAAAATTGTTCAGACTAATAACTTACTTGGAAAAAGTAACGTTCAAAAATTATCACTAATGGCACAGGTAGATAAAATTCTTTTAGAATTAGACGAAGGTACAAAAGTTTGGATAGGTGCTAATATCCCAGAAATGTATAGGCAGGGATCGGTTGATATGGTTAATGAGTTAAATAAATTAAAGGGCGAAGTTAAGATAACCGATTTTAATTCTTTACATCAAGACGCGGTCCGAGTTATAGCAGACGAAAGTTACTTAGGTTTTGCGGAAGCATTAAAAACTGTTAAAAGAGATATTGTTTCAACTTTCGGTTTAGTAACCAAACAAGAAATAGTCGGGGAATTAGCAACAGGCATAATTTCGGGTAAAACTTTACCTCAAGTTCAAAAAGATATTCAAGCAGTTTTAAAAGATCACGGGGTAGTTTCTTTAATTGATAAGGGTGGGAAAACTTGGCAATTAGATACTTATTCCGAAATGTTAGTTCGGACCAAAATGGTGGAAGCATATCGGGTTGGTGGAGAATTGCGACTTATAGAAAACGGATATGATCTAGTTCAAATTACAGTTCACGGAGCGGCTGATGATTGTAGATTAGTTGAGGGAAAAGTTTATAGTCTAACAGGGCGGACTCCAGGCTATCCAAATTTAGATGAAATAATGAATATGTCAAATCATATTTTTAGACCTAATTGCCGACACAGAACAATCCCGTATATTTCAGAGTTAGAGAAAAATCCCGATGAATTTAAAAGGCTATCGAATAAGGATCAAGAGATTAAAGATAAAACACTCCGAAAAGTAGGCTTCTCAACGATTGGCGATGGACGATGATAATTCTATTGACATAATTTTATATAGGATAGTATTATTAAATTAAGGGTGGCAGTCCTTGCGGTGGGACTTTAAATCGCCGCCAGCTTAGACATCTATAAATCTTAATAGGAGATTCTATGTTAAATGACAAAGATCAAAACTCTGGTGATGACCAGACTAAAAATAATCAAGGCGATGATAACGCCTCTAAAAAACAAGATGACCTTAACAAAGACGATAACAAAGGTGGCGAAGGTAAAGATGAAGATAAAAAGGGACCACCAAAGTCAGTTCCTTATGGGGAGTTTTCTGATACTCGCAAGGAATTGAAAAAAGCAAGGGAAGCTCTTGAGAAGATTAACAAAGAGAAGAAAGAAACGGAAGAAAAAGATCTTGCCGAAAAAGGTAAGTATAAGGAATTAGCCGAAGCGAAGCAGAAAGAAATTGATACTCTTAAAACACAGGTTGAGGGGAATCAAAAGTATAATGTTTTTGCCGAGAAAGCTCTTAAGGAAGGGGTTGTATCCGCAGGAGATGCCTTTAAATTAGCAGATCTCTCTGATGTAAAAATCGAAAATGGCGAAGTTAAAGGTATAAATGAAGTAATTGAAAAACTTAAGACAGATAAACCATTTTTGTTTAATGAAGATAATCGTGTTATTGGTTCGGGAACAAATCCCGCAGGTCAAAAAACCCAAGACGGGAAAAAAGTATATCGTCAATCAGAAATAGATGATTGGTTAGAAAATAACCGTGAAGAATACAAGAAACACGAAAACGATATTTCTAAAGCATACGCAGAAGGTAGAGTTACAGATAATTAAAATATAAGGGCAGAAAAGGAGTACAAATGAGTACTACAATCGGAAAAACAGATGTTGCTAATGGTGTGCCAATTATTGTTGCCGCTAAAACCTTAGAATATCTAAAAGCAAATACAGTTATGACTCAATTAGTTCGCAGGGACTTTGACAACGATGTTGCCCAGTATGGTGATACTGTTAGAATAAATAAAATCACAGGTCTTATTGTTGGAGATAAAGGGGAAGATTCACAATTTTCCACGCAGTCAATTGCAGATAGTAAGGTAGAAGTTACTTTGAATAAGCATAAATATATTTCGTTCTTGATAGACGATATTGCTAAGTTCTTAGCAAAACCTAACTATCAGGCAGACCTTATGAACGAAGGTGTTGCTGTTCTTGCTGAACAAATCGAAAGCGATCTTTTAGCGCTTTATTCAAATGTAACCACTAACTTAATTGGTAGCGCTGGAACAGATTTAGACGCAGATGACATCATAGACGCTGGTAAGAAGCTAAATGATTCAAAAGCTCCGTTGGCTAACAGAGCCGTTGTTATTTCAACTAAAGACCACGCCGCATTGCTTAAACTTGAAAAATTCACAAGTTCTAACTGGATAAGTGATAACCAGAGTGCATTGAAAGACGCTTCAATCGGTAGAAAATACGGATTTGATATCTTTATGTCTCAAGGTGTAAAAACTACTGGAACTTCTCCTGTTTCTACTAAAAACTTGGCTTTCAATAAAGGTGCTTTTGTTATGGTTTCTAGACCTTTAGCCGCTCCAGGTCCTCAATATGGAGTTGCTTCGAAAGTTCTTAGTGCAGACGGAATTGGACTTCGTGTAATGACTTCTTACTCTCATAAAGACGGTGGATATTTAACAACTATCGACTTACTTTACGGAGTTAAGACAATTCGTGAAGCTCTTGCTTGTCAGTTGATTAGCTAAACGCTATGCCAATCTTTTAGGTTGGCAACAGGAAGTTTATAAAAAGAATAATTCCGCCCTTTTATTCTTACTTCCTGTTGTAAGCCTAAAAGGGTATTTTATGAAACTTGAGATGATAACAGTAAAGGATAGGAATAATGGTTATGGAATTTCTAAAGATTTAATTATTCACTATCTCAAAAAGAAAGGTATTCAGTTACTAGATAAGTTTGAAACAGACAAGCCGAAAGATTGTTCGCTTGTTTATTCTTACCCGACTAATCTTAAATGGGTACACGGACCGAAAAAAGTTTGTTTTACGATGTTTGAAACAGACAAGATACCTGATAATTGGATACCGTTTTTAAATAAATATGATTTAGTTTTAGTTCCAACAGAATGGGGCAAGGAAATATTTGAAAGGTGTGGAGTTAAAACTCCGATAAAGGTTCTTAACTTAGGTTATAATGCCGATGTTTATAAATATTATGATCGACCAGAACGGGATATTTTTACCTTTTTAAATTATGAGGCTTTTACTATTCGCAAGGGTTGGCACGAATTATTTGAGGCATTTAAAAGAGAATTTAAACCGAGCGAACCTGTAAGAATTATTTTTAAAACAGTAGCAAAAGAACACGGACAAAATATCGTTTCTTTAAATCAATATCCGAATATGGAATCAATTAACGAAGGATATTCTAACGAGCAGATGTTTGAGCTTTTGAAAGAGGCAGATTGTTTTGTTTTCCCTTCAAGGGGTGAAGGTTTTGGAATACCGCCACTTGAGGCAATGGCAACAGGACTTCCTGTTATTGCTCCAAACGCTCACTCAATTCAAGAATACTTTAGTTATAGATATATGATACCCGTAAATTATAAATCAGTTAAAGCAAGATATGATAATATAGAAGGGGACTTGGGGAATTTTATAAAATGTGATATCAAAGATTTACAACGAGCAATGAGGTTTGTTTATGAAGAAAGAAAGGACTGGAGGAAAAAATCTTTTAACACTAGCCAATATGTGCTAAAATATAAGATAGAGAATACAGTAAATAATTTAATAAGGGTATTGGAGAAATTATGTCAATAAATGCAATTCCAACCCATAAAGACGCCGACAGTTATACCACTTTAGCAGAAGCTAATGATTATTTTACAAGTTTTTATTATGGTCCTAATTCTTGGGCAAACGCTTCGGACGCCAATAAAGAATTAGCGTTGAGACAAGCAACTAGAATAATAGATAGATGTCGCTTTTTCCACGAAAAATATGATGGCGAACATCAACGATTAGAGTTTCCCCGAAGTGATGAGGAAAATTGGAACGGAAAGGCTTTTAGCGGTAGTATTACAACTTTAATCGATACTAATTTAATTTCAACAAGTAATTCAGAATTATATCCTGATGATTATTGGAATGGTGGTTGTCTTTATATCACTAGCGGAACGAATAAGTTTGAGAAAAGATTGATTAGTGATTTCGACAGGGCTACGGGAAAAATAACAGTTAGTTCTGCTTTTACTTCCGCGATAGATAATACTTGCGAATATACGATTGTTAAAAAAATACCTCAAGAGATTAAAGACGCTCAATGTGAAATTGCCCTTTGGCTTTTAGACGGAAAGAATAAATCGGGTAGAGCACAATTACAAGCAGAAGGTATTAAATCTTATTCTATTGGTGATTTATCGGAAACTTTTGATGTCGGTGGACAAAGTATTGCAATGCCTAAAGAAGCATACGATTTATTAGAAATGTTTATTTGCCGAACAGGAGTATTTTAATGATTGAAACTTATCTACAAACTAAGGCGACTATTTATCTCCAGGGAGTATTAGATAAATGGGGAAGGCAAAGTTTTAGCACAGGTACGGAAGTAGATTGTAGGTGGCAGGAGATAAATGATTTAGTCAAAGACGAAAAAGGCAATGACATAACCGCTAAAGTTAAAATGTTTTTAGAGTCAGATATCTCAATTTCTAACGAAGATCGGGTTATAAAAGACGGAGTTAATTATAGGGTTATTTCAGTTTCTACAAAAGGCTTTATAGAGCAAAATTCACATAGAGAGGTATTATTAAGATATGAGTAGTCAATTTAAAGGAATAAGTAGTGTTCTAAGAAATCTCGATAAGGTCGAGAAAATTGTTGTTAATTCCATAGAGCAAGGAGTTAACGATTTAACAAATAAGCTTTTAGCAGATAGTGAAAAGCAAGTCCCTATGGATATCGGAACATTAGCAGGTTCAGGTCATACAGTCCCAGCTTCAAATAAAGGTGGTATGATAGAAGGTAAGGTTGGTTATAATACACCTTATGCAGCACGACTTCATGAACACCCAGAATATAAATTCCAAAAAGGCAGAAAAGGAAAATATCTTATTGATCCTTTGAAAAATTTAGTAAGTACAGGGAAAAAGTATTTAGAAGGAATATTAAGGAGTGCTTTAAATGGCTAAACTTATTGAAGAAATATCAAGTTACTTAGTAGCTCAAGGTATTAAAGGTTCTGATAATGCTACTGCTTTGATTGAGGGAACAAGTATCTTTTTAGGAATACAACCGAGCGAACCAAAAGAGTGTTTAACTATTTATGATACGGGTGGATTAAAACCAGAGATTGATATGGCGATTTCAAATCCAACTATTCAAATAATAGCAAGAGCAACCGAATATGAAGAAGCTAAAACTTTAGCGATGAACGCTTATAATATTTTACATAGATTAATGAATACTAATCTAGGTGATAACTATGTTTATTTCTGTAATGCACAACAAGAGCCAGGAGATATAGGTAGGGACGATAATGATAATTTTGAAATTAGTTGCAACTATTTGTTAAAAATACGATAATTAAATTAGTTAATAACGCGAGTTAGTCGGCTCGCAAATTAAGGGCAGAAGGAGTTACAATGGGAGATATTACAAAAGTAAAATTAGGTTCTTGCTCTGTCAATTTTGACGGAACGGATTTAGGACACACAAAAGGCGGAGTAGAAATTTCCTATGACCCTGATTTTACCGATATTACAGTCGATTTATATGGCGATACTCCAGTAGATAAGAGATTAAAAGCGGAGAATTTTTCGGTTAAGATTCCTTTAGCAGAAAAAACCTATAATGTTTTGAAAGCCGCTATTCCTTCGGGAACTTATTCTAGTACTGGTGAACGCAATAAATTAACTATTGGTAAACAGGCAGGATTTTCCCTTGCTTCTGTTGCTAAGAGATTGGTTCTACACCCAACTGAAAATGCCACTGCAAACAAGGATGATGATGTTGTGATGTGGAGTGCAGTATCAATTGATGAAGTTTCACTACCTCATAAATTCGATGAGCAAACTATTATTGAAGTTACGATGATGGCTCTAATAAACGAAAATATGAGCGCAGGAAACTACCTAGCAACTATCGGTGATACGACAATTTAAAATTAGTTAATAAAAAAGGGCAAAAATGGATAATTACTTAGACTTAGATACATTAGTTTCAAGAACTTTCAAGATTAAAGGTAAGGAGATTATTTTTAATCTTCCACCTCTTACGAAGTTAAAACCTTTAATTGAATTAGAAAATAAAACTACTACTATGAATGACCCAGAGGAGCTTATTAAGGCGATAAAGGAAGTTATAACGAAAATTATACCTGAGATTCCGCCTGAAATCTTTGACGGGTTAAATTCTATTCAATTAAAAGCAATGATTAAATTTATTGTCGGAGTTAATAACGCTGATATTGCGCTAAGTAAAAAAAAATAGTTGAGCCGTTTGCTAGGTTAGCCCGTTTCTATGGATTTAGCCATAAAGAAATGGCAAATATGCCACTACCTTTATTGCAAGGCTACCTAACAAATATCCGCAACTTAAGAGCTGAAGAAAATTTAATCTCATTGACACTATTGAACGATCCGAAACCAACTTGGCAAATAGATTATAAGAAATCTAAAAGCAAAATCGGACAATTAGCAAAAAGGTTAAATGAAGAATTAGAACAAGATAATCCTTATTGGGAAAATGAAAAGTTGGACCGAGAAGGACTACATCGACTTAAAGGTATAATAACGGAGGCTCAAACAAGAGGTAAAAATGTTTAATATAGGTTCTATCTTAGCTTCTATAAAGGCGGACGTATCGGGCTTTAAATCGGCAATTGCTTCCGTAAAGTCCGATATTAGTAGTCTTGGAACTACGACAGGAGCCTTAAATAATATCGGTAAGGGGATAGTAGGAGTTGCAAAGAAAAGCGTAATGGCTCTCGGTGTGGCAGGTGTCGCGGCGGGAGTTTTTACGACTAAAAGTGCTTCTGATTTCGAGCAGGCTAAAATAGCTTTTGGAACAATGCTTGGTTCGGCTGATGAGGCAGGTAAGTTAATGGTTAAAATTTCTGATTTTGCCGCTAAGACACCTTTCGAATTACCTCAATTAGTAGAAACCGCAAAGCAACTTATGGCCTTTGGAGTTAGTGCTGATGAAATGATACCGACTGTTAAAATGTTAGGAAATATATCGTCAGGAACAGGAGCTGACATCGGTAGAATTTCTTACGCTTTCGGGCAGGTTAAAGTTCAAGGTCATTTAATGGGACAAGACCTTATGCAGTTTACCAACGCAGGCGTTCCTTTAATTAAACTTTTAGCAGAACAATTTGGTGTTTCTCAGGGAGAAGTTAAGGCTTTAGTTAGCGAAGGCAAAGTAGGATTTCCCGAAGTTGAAAAAGCATTACAAAGTCTAGGTGGCGAGCAAGGAAAATGGGGTACTATGATGGACTCCCAGTCTAAAACTTTCGGCGGTATTCTATCAAATATTAAAGATAACTTTGGAAGAATTGGACGAGAGATTATAGG